GAACTTGATAAAAAGAATTGAAACACATTTGTGTTTGTCACATAAAATATTTTCACTACATTTGCTCCAGAAGAGTAAATTAATAACAAAGAGCCTTCTAATATGGGCTCTTTTTTTGTAGACAAAATATGTATAAAGAACAGTGTATCGTAGTAAACCTAATTGGTGGTCCAGGGGTTGGGTTTTTTCATTTTTATTCATATTTATATGAAAATGTAAATCATGAAGAAAAATTTAATAAGAAATTGTCCGAAGTGCAAATGTGAAATAAACTACTCAAATGTGAGTAACTTTAATGCTGCAGAAAGAGGAGGTAGAAGCTGTAAGAAGTGTTCTCAAGAATTAAGGTTTAAAAATTCTGTTAAAAGAAATAGAGATAAATGGAAATTAAAATGTAACGATTGTGGTGAATTAAAAGAGTTTAAATCTTATAATTCATTTAAAAACTCAGAAAGAGTTAATGTTTATAGGTGTGGTAGTTGTGTCTCCAAAGAAGTTGCGAGTAGACCAAGTGAAATGAAAAGGCTAAAGAAAATAGCATCTCAGTTTTGAGAAAAAAATGGAATGCATGGAAAAAGAATTTATGATGTTTGGTTTGAAAAATATGGTGAAGATGAGGCGGTAAAGAGATTCAATAATTGGATTAACAACTTAGAAGATAAAAGTGGGGACAAAAATCCGATGCATGGCAAATCATTTCATGATGTTTGGGTTGAAAAATATGGAAGGGAGGAAGCGGATAGAAAATTGAAGGATTATAAAAAGAAGAAGTCTGAGCAAACAAGTGGAAAAAATAATCCAATGTATGGCAAACCTGCTCCTATTGGCTCTGGTAATGGATGGTCTGGTTGGTATAAGGGTTGGTATTTTAGAAGCCTGCATGAGTTATCATACATGGTTAATGTAATTGAGAGATTCGACATTAGTTGGGAGAGTGCAGAAAAAAAGAAATGGTCTGTTAAATATGTTGATTGGGATGGTGTTGAGAAAAACTATTTTCCAGACTTCATTTTAGAAGGCAAGTATATGGTTGAATGTAAGCCTAAAAAACTTTGGGAATCTGAAACTGTAAAAAGAAAAAAGGGTGCTGGAGTAGAAAAATGTAAAAAATTAGGCTTGAGTTATAAAATAACTTCACCAAGAAAACTTTCAGATGATGAAATCAGTATTTTGTATGATACTGGAAGTATAAAATTTTTAGATAGATATGAAAAAAAATATAAAAAAAGATTACAAGGATGAGACAATAGTTGTCAATATAATCGGTGGACCTGGGGTTGGGAAGTCAATCCTAACATCAGAAGTTTTTGCTGAATTAAAAAGAAAATTTGTATCAGCTGAAATTTCCCCAGAGTATATCAAGAAGAAATTGAGAGAGGGTTCGATGAAGGCGGTGCAGAGTCAAATTTACATATTTGGAAAACAACAGTATCAGCTGTTCACGATGAAGGATGAAGTTGATGTAATTGTTACAGATTCTCCTTTTATATTCTCCAGCATATACGATTCAACTCGTTGTCCTGAATTAAGGAAATTAATTGTAAGAGAGTTCAATAAGTATGATAACATGAACTATTATATCGGAAGAGATACAACAGTTCCATATGAACAAGAGGGTCGATACCAAGATTCAGAAGGAGCAAAGCAAGTAGACACAACAGTCAAGAGTTTCTTGAAAGACAACAGCATTGATTACAAAGTTGTAAATGGTATTGGAAAATATACTTTAGATTTTATTGTTAACGATATAATGACAAAATTAGATGGAAAATAGTAGAGAGAAAAAAATAAGCAAAGCATTGTCATATTGGTTGAGACACAATCCAGAAGACATTGGAATTAAGCTTAACTCAAGTGGTTGGACAGATGTTAGAGAGTTAATTGAAAAGGCGAGTAGCAATTTATTGTTCGACTTTAATGAGCTTAAATACGTGGTTCAAAATAATGAGAAACAAAGATTTTCTTTGAGTGGAGATTTTTGTAGCATAAGAGCTAATACGGGGCATTCTGTGAAAGTTGATTTAGATATGAAAGAAGTTAAACCTCCAACGCATTTGTATCATGGAACATCTGAATCCAGTTTAAAATCAATAATGAAAGAGGGATTAACGCCTCAAAAAAGACATCATGTACATTTATCTTCAGATATTGAAACAGCTAAAGTTGTTGCAAACAGAAGAGGTGGTAAAAAGGTTGTTTTAAGAGTAGAGGCATTAAAAATGAGGGCAAATGGATATAAAGTTTATTTTTTAAATAATATATATTTTGCTGATAAAGTTAATCCTGAATTTATTTCAATTTTGGAAGAATATTCTTAATTAAAGCTTCTTTTACATTATCTTTATAGCTAATTCTAAGGAGTTTGATATTATTTTCTTTGCAATAATTATTTTTAATTTCATCTCTTTTTATAGTTTTTTTGAATTTTTTGAAACCAGATTTATATCCCATAGGCTTGTAGTGTTGTTGTCCATCATATTCGATGCATATATTGTATTCTGGAAGATAGAAATCAAATGGTAAAGGTAGTATATTTCTACAGTCTTTAAATCTTTTCTCAACATCAAATTTTATTTTAAAATCAGATAAAAAATTTATTATAGATATAACTCCGAGTGACACATTACACACAGGACATCCAGAACCATTAATATGATGCGCTGGTTGTTGTTTGAAAATATTATGTTTTGGGCAAATTATTTTTATTTTTGTTGAATTATTTTTATAATCAACTAAAGAGTAATCATATCTATCTCCATGAGTTAATTTTGACTTTATAATAAATTCATCATTTGTTAATCTTACGTTATTTGAGCAATTAGGGCATCCACAATTATTAAAATGAGAGCTTGGAGATTGACTGAACTCTCCGTGAATTTTACATATTATTTTTACTTTTGTTGAGCTATTGACATATTCAACGTTAGAATAATCATATTTATCTCCATGAATTTCTTTAGATTTTTTTAAAAATATATCTTTATTATATCTTGAGTTTTTTCCTCTTGATTTATTTTTACAAAATCTACATCCAGCTCCACTTAAATGGTTGTTTGGTATTTGTTCGAATATACCATGAATTGAACAGATTATTTTAACTTTTTCTTTACTATGATTATATTCAGTTAAAGAATAGTCGTAGTTATGAATTAATTTAGCTCTTCTTATAAATTCCTCTGTATCTATTTTTTGTCTTTTCATATTAAATTCCTTTTTCTAAAACCTCTCTTACTATTTCAGATACTTTCACTATCCTTTTTTCTTTATTGCTTCGATTTATAGCTTCATCTATATATTTCTGATATAATTCAGAGCTAAATCTCACACTTAAGTGTTTATCTTTTTTATTTGCATATTTCATTGGAATACATTATTTTTGTGTTACAATTATAAATAGTATAAAATTTAAAAATGATAATATTAGATGATAAAAAATTAATATCTCATGGAGACAAGTTGATTCACAATGGAACACATCCAAAAATTAATAGAGGAACTTTAATAACTTTCGTGAAGTGGACTAATGATGGTGACATATTTTGTGTAGAATATGATTTTGTAATATCTCGATTTGATGTAGATATTTATAATATTGAATCTGTTAATAAACACATAGAATGGGATGTAGAGAGGATTAAAGATAATTATTGTAAAATATAAAGAAACTGCTGCAAAAGTAGGTTCAAGAAGGGGTGAGTTTGAAATTCTTGAAGTTGAAGCCATGAGATTTAGAGCTGATGGTTATACTATTTACATTTCTGACAATGGAGTTTATTTAACAGATGAGGTTCCGCCAGAATACATAAAAAGAAAATAATATGGGAAGAAAAATGAAAAGAGACGTAGTTCTGCTTATTGATGTAGAAGCTACATGTTGGGGCCATCCAACGCCAGAAGGAATGAAGAGTGAGATAATTGAAATTGGAATATCTGCTGTCGATTATAAGACTAAGGAGATTAGGCTAAAGGATACAATTATTATTAAACCAGAGTACTCTACTGTTTCTGAGTTTTGTAACACTCTTACAACACACACGCAGGAGAATTTAGATGAAGTTGGAGTAAGCTTTGCTGAAGCGTGTAAAATTCTTGAAGACAAATTCAAATCCAGAGATAGAATATGGATGAGCTGGGGAGAATACGATAGGAAGCAATTTGAAAGAGATTGTGAAGAGAAAGGTGTTAGGTATCCATTTGGAAGAACTCATATTAATATGAAACCTTTGTTCAGCATTGCTTATGGCATCACAACAGACCTTGGAGTTGGACAAGCTCTCGACCATCTTGGGATGGAATTTGAGGGGACTCCACACAGAGGCGATGATGATGCCTATAACATAGCGAGAATTTTGCAGAAGGTATTTATTCCTTTAATTGGTAATGAAAGATATGGAGATAGAGTTAAGAAGGAGCACGAGCTTCTTCATGAGCACCTTGTTGATAAGTATGATGATGAGCAGTTGAAATCAAACGTTGCGAGAATCATAAACAAGACCACCCCTCAGAATCCAGACAAATCAAATAGATAACTAACACATAAAGTCATGAAAAATGAAACAATTAATGAAGACGTAAGAGAAATCATTCACGAATGGTTTATCAAGCCTCAGCTTCTACATTCTGAAGAAAGCGCAGAAGAAAGGGGTGAAAGAGCTTCTGGTCTAAAGAAGGTAATCCAAAAAGGATTTATTAAATACGCAGTTTTAAACTGGGACAATCTAAAAGCGATTTTAGAAGATGATGAAGACATGATTTCTCTTCATGATGCACTTGCAAAGAAGGAGTCAAGACAAGTTGCGAATGATATATTTAATGACGCAATTGATGAAGCTAAAAAAGCAATTGCTGTAGAGTTTGGATTAGCACCAAGAAGAAAGCTTGAACACGAGATTCTTGCTGAAGAGTTAGACAAGAGATTTGGAAACAACCACATCAATAACAATATAAACCACCTAATTCAAAAAAACATTGGAAATGGTGGGGATTCTGATTGTGATGATGGCTCTTGCGGTTCTTGCTAAAATTTTAGAACATTTTTTAATAAATCTCGTATAAGTAACTACTATACGAGATTTTTTATGGACGATACTTCGAAAGACTATATGTTGGATACCGCTATGGCAAGCATTGTCGCTTTTAAGAAAGCGATTGAAATTGTTAATTACAAGCATCCAGATAAATCAAAAAGATTGTCGCCAACAGAAAAGATTAAGTACTTTACTGAGTTTATTAACAATGAGCACGATAGAGTGATGGCAGAATATGATAAATGTACAAAAACAATAGCTGATGAGCATAGTTCAATTGAAAAGTGATAATAAAGAATATTTTTTCATATTTATAAATAAAAAATATGAAAAAGAAAATTTATTCAGAAGTTGTTTACATTTATTTAATTTTAGACCCAAGAGATAATTTTAAAGGATACATTGGAAAGACTGTTGATTTTAAAAAAAGGAAAAGACAACATTTATTAGTTAACGAGAATAATAAAAAATGTGCATGGATTAAAAAGTTGAAAAGTTTAGGTATGACTCCAGAGTTTGTTGTTTTGGATTGTATAGCTAAAGAAGATTGGGAGTTTTGGGAAAAATATTGGATTTCTCAATTTAAGACATGGGGATTTAACCTCATGAATCACACAGAAGGTGGAATGCCAGGTGGTTATTTTAAAGGTGGAAAACATAGAGAAAACTCTAAGAAGAAGATAAGTGAGAATAGCGCAAAGTTTTGGTTAGGAAAAGAGTTTTCTGAAGAACACAAAAGAAAGTTAAGTTTATCTCATAAAGGTAAAAAACTTTCTCTTGAACATATTGAAAAAATAAAAGGGCATACACCTTGGAATAAAGGGAAGGAAGGTTGTTTTAGTGAAGAGTCTATAAAAAAAATGTCAGATGCTCATAGTGGTGAAAATCACCACAATTTTGGAAAGAAGCTGAGCGATGAAACTAAAAAAAAATTAAGCCAATCAAAAATTGGGGATAAAAATCCAATGTTTGGAAAAAAGAAGAATGAAAATTTTAAAAATACAGTAAGAGATAAGTTATCTGGTTCTAAAAGTCCAAACTCAAAAACTGTAATACAATATAGTTTAGAGGGGGAATTTTTGAAAGAATGGGGTTCTATAAATGAAATATCGAGAGAGCTTGGTTTTACAAGTTGGTATATAGGGCTTTGTTGTAATGATAAAAAAGAAAAGTATAAAAATTTTATTTGGAAATTTAAAAAATAAAGAAACATTCTTATAAAATTTTCGTATAAATAAGCATAAATTAAAATAGATGATTATGAAAAAAGTAAAATTAATAACAACAACACTAATGATGTGTTTTTTAATTAGCGTATCGTTTGGACAAGATACGATTATAGCAACAAGAGGTGGATTTACTGCTGGTACAATATTATCACCAAGTGATGATGTAATTACATATAATAGAGTGATTGAGTGGGTTAATGAGACCTACAAAAACCCCGATAAGGTGTTAACAGGAAAAATAGAGGGTAAAAGTGTAACAATAGCAGCTCATAAAGAATACGCCATATCATGGGAAAGTATTGGAGTTCTAAATGGTTATGGTATGGATTATAATATCTACGTAACTATAACTGGTGGTAATAAAGCTAATGTTAAAATAGTTTGTAATAAATTGAGAAATGAAGGTTTATACACTGATGTAAAATATCTAAGTTCATTTTATAAAAAAGATGGTCGAGAAAAAACATTATATGTAACATATATCAAACAGTTAGAAGTCGTTTGTAATGATTTATATCTTTCTTTGTATGATAAAATAATTAATTCTGTAATGAGTTCAGATGAAGCATTAACAGAATTAAAAAGATGTAAAGATAAATTGGATTTAGGCCTTATGAGTCAAGAGGATTTTAATAAAAATAGAGAAGAGCTTTCTAAGTTAATAAAATAAATTATTTATGTCAATAGTAAGTTTAAAAAGTGATAACAAGGATTTTTCCTTTATCATAAAAAAGAATCCTGAAACAGGGTTGTTAGCAAAAGACCTTAAGCAGGGGGTTGTTTTTGGATTTTTCACGAAAGGTGATGAACAATGTTACAACATATACTTCAAAGATGGAAGTGATGAGGTTTCTTTTCCAGCTTATAAGGGAGAGACTTTTGAATATCTAAATACGAGCAGATACAACTCTGCTTCGTTCGTTGTAAATGCTATTGATGAAATGTTTCGCTCAGCATTCAAGGCTGACGAATATACTTCTGAAGAAGGAGATAAAAAAGATGAGGGCGGAGTTGAGAGTGCATTCTTCATTAACATGATACATATCAGTAATGAAAGGTATATTAGCGCTTTCGAGGATTACTTTCCAGGTTTCACAGTTAAAGCTGAAGTTGTGTCTGGGAAGAACTATCGAGTTACTATCACAACCAAAAAATCTATATACGAACTGTTGAACTTAGCAAGTCTATTTGCTATATTCCAGGCAATAGTAAACAAAGAACCAATGTTCGTCAATGAAGAGAATGCTTCTAAGTATATTAGATGCATGAATATTATTGATGCTCCTTATTTTGTAAGGTACCTATTTAAAATTAGATTCCTTGAGAACTTCAAGTTGTTTAAAGGTGTTAGCGAAGAGCTTTCTAAAAATAGAAATAAAGAAATTACAATGACTCTCGGAAACACCTGGCAAGCTCGTCAAATGGCAATTCAAGACAAATTAAACTTTAACAACAATATTCTCGACATTGGATGTGGTGAAGGAAAATACATCACAAGGTTTAATAGGTTCATGAAAGACAAAAAGTATTTCGCTGTGGACATTGACCCAATTGAGAGAGCAAAAGCAGAAAAAAGAGTTAAACAAAAGGGTCTTAAAAACGTTTTCTTCTTTGAGAGTATTGAACAGTTCTTAGAAACAGAGCATCACAATCATAATGAAAGGCTTGATGTTATTTGTACAGAAGTAATTGAGCACATGCCAGTTGAGGATGCTAAGTCCTTAATGAGCACCATTTTTAAGTGCAATATAGAAACTCTTATTGTTACTACTCCAGATGCAAGGTTTAATGACAACTACTTTATGGAAGGCATGCGTCATGACGACCATGATTGGGAACCAACAAAAGAAGAATTCGAAAATTTCATGTATGAAGTTTTGGTTCCATGTAAATTAAATGGGTCAATAGAGTCATTTGAGTGGTTTGGAATTGGAGACATAGTTGATAGTGTAACGCCAAGTCAAGGATTTATTGTAAAATTTAAGTAACATGGGCAATTCAAATATCATGCACAATTCAACTATGACGAGCTTCCAGAGAAGTGAATTAATTAGGATACTAAGAATGTTTCACAATATTGAGGAATTAGCTGTTTTGACCGACACAGAATTGCATGGATTATGGCTTGACGATTGTGAATATGAAAATCCTTATAAGAAAGATGAGGAATAAGAAAACATATTTTAAAAAATAACGTATAATATAATATGCAAGAAGAAACTCTTAAAATAAAAGCGCCAATTAATTCTGAAGTTACTCAGATTGAATTGAGAATGAATACTATTGTATTCTTGATTGGCCCTTCTGGTTGTGGTAAAACTTACTTTACTGAAAACAAATTAATACCAGAACTTAGAGCACAGGGTGATGTTAAAATTCATCACATCGCTTCTGATGAGATTCGTAGAGAATTGCTTGGAGACACAACGCTTTCAAAGAAAGATGCTAAAATGCTTCACGCAAGCAAGCCAGCATTCGAACTTCTTGACGCACGAGTAAGAGCTCTCACTTCTTACCCAGTTAATGCTGACTTTGTTGTCATCGACTCAACTGGGCTTAGCAAAGACTTTAGAGATTCTGTAAAAAGAATTGCTGACGATAATAACTACAACATTGCTGTAGTAATGTTTGACTACAAAGGAAGACAACCATACTACGAGTTCCTTTCTCAGGATGAGGAAAGCAAAGCTGTTACTTCTCGTCAAATCAAATACATGAG